TGACGATTGAATATAGAAAGGTTTGCAGGTTGACCTAACCATTCATTCCTTGGTTTAGAATTAATTGTTGGAGATCCAAATCTTATGAATCCTAATATCTTTTTACTATTCTTTTCATATACAATCCAACGCAATTCTCTACCGGGAATATTCTTTTCAATAATCGCAGATGAAGTTGCAGTTAAAAGTTCATGATAGTAGTCCTGTGGTAGACCATTTTGAAAACGATCTCCAACGAACTTGACTTCAAAGTCCATATCCTCCGGATGAATATCTTCATTAAAAAATTCATCTTTCAAAGATACAATTGATTTTGTTCTTTCTGCAACTGCTGCTTGTTTTGTATAACGAATATAATCTTCAATAGTTTGAAACTGTTTAAAGTAGTTGATAAATTCGTCAGCAGCCCATGTGGCATCTACTTCTCTTAGAATCATTCTACAATAGTCATTCCATAATCTTCTGGAGTTGGAACAGGCATGTAGTATCCATCAGGTTGTGCAGTTCTTCTTTTTTGTGGCATTTGTATAAGATCAATAGTTTCTTCAAACCACCTGTTCATAGATCTTGCCATAGCACGATAAGAAGAACCAACATATAGTTGACCACCCACAACCGCAACAGTGGCAGCACCCCAGAACAGATAGTAAAATCTTGATTTCATTTGTGCTCTGATCTTGTCACGTTTTCTCATGAATTTGTTAGTCATAATATTTTACTTGAATTTACATTCTACCATAATCTCTGTTAAACAGGCAAGTAGATTAATCTCTTGATCTGCAACAAAAGCAATTTGATATTGATACTTAGCAAGAATCAATACAGCAGCAGGTATGGTAGCAGGTATCAAAGACTCATATAAACTATCATATATTCTACGCATTAAAACTGAAGGATCATTATCTAAATTATTAACACACCACTTACGAACTTCTGGATAATCTTTGTTCTTTAAATTTTTAACAAGATCATTTACTCTTACATCACTGAAGTGAGCAAGAATGCCACTATCTATTTTTCCCCCTACTGAATATCTTTGGCATTCGTTAAGAACTCTTCTCCAGTCGGGAAAATGTTTGTTGATAAGTTCCGCAAGAACTTTTTTATCAGCATCAATACGTTCTTCTTCTAGAATATGTATTAGTCTTCCAAAGAATGCTGCTGCTATTTCTTGTTTATATTTACCCCTAATACCAAACTCAACCACAGCACATCTCGAATGTAGCGGTTCAATAATTTTGTTCTTATAGTTGCAAGTGAAGATAAATCTACAGTTTCCAGAGAACTCCTCAATACTCGCTCTGAGAAGGAGCTGTACGTCGGGAGTGGTATTGTCTGCTTCGTCAATGATGATGACTTTATGTTTCGAGTCACTCGTAAGAGAGACTGTAGATGCGAAGTTTTTCGCATTGTTCCGAACAGTGTCGAGAAACCTGCCCTCATCCGATCCATTAATGACATAAACATCAACTCCCAATTCTGCACATAGTGCTTTTGCTACTGTAGTCTTACCACATCCTGCAGGCCCTGCAAGAAGTAGATTAGGAACTTCACCCTTACTTAGAAAATCTTTGAAAGTCTTCTTTATATTTTCTGGTAGGATACATTCTTCAATAGTTTTGGGTCTGTATTTTTCAACCCACAAAAATTCATCACGCATTATTTAAAAACCTTTAGATCTTTTCTTTGGTTTATCAAGAACTTCAATTACTGGTTTTTCAAAAATAGTTTTATTCCACCAGTGTTCTTGAACTTCATCCCATGAGTTTACCACAAATGAACTGCGTTTGTAAACTATCTTATAATGATGACGATCATAAAGTTTATCACTTGTTTGTGAAAAATATTGAGGATCATTTTTTTCAATTAATTTTGTCATTTCTTTCATCTAATACTTCATTAATAAGATCCTTCAATTCAATCTTAAGTGCATCCGATATAAGATTAAGTTTATTAACCTGTAAAGCCGGTATGGCATCACGTTGTTCTTGAATACTTCTGCCACTCTTCCCAGATCCAAATGACATTCCTTGAGTATTAATCGTCATGATCATCCCAAGGATCGGTTAAATTTTTATTATTAAAGAATGCTTTATACACTCCAAAAGATGCTAAGATTAAAAGAATTACCAACAAAGAAATGCCAAATGTAGTATTAGGATCAGCATTAAAATGAGGTATTATAGCATTACATTTAGTCCATGTGCCGGGTAATGTATATACTGGTGGACAAGATAAAAAAATCATAAGTTATAACCAATTTGGTTTTTTGGATGGGTCACGTAAATAATTAGATGCAGCCCAAGGTTTGCTCGATATATAACGTT